CAGCACTGGTAAAACCGCCACAGGTCACGATCATCGAGCAATGCCAGGCGCGACGAGCTGTAGTTGCTCTGCGAGTAGTCGCCAGACAGCGAGGCGTACGAGACGCCCATTCCTGAACCGATCTCGCGCAGCATGTAGCGCATGAACGGATCCATGTTCGGATTCGGCGCCGAAGGGTTCGAATCGATCCACTTCTCGCCAGGGTTCAGTCGGCCGACGACATTCGGCTCGAGTTCCATTTCGTAGGAGCCATCCTCCTGCTGCTCGGCGAATGACTCGGCTCCTTCCGGCGTCTCGATGATGCCCATTCGTACCGCTTGGGCGCGTGCGCGCAGGATCTCTGCCTCGCTGTACCCGTCCATATCGTTCATCCGCGTGATCGCGGTATGCATCCATGGCTCGCCGCGCGACTGCGGCCATCGGTCGACGATTCGAAGGTGAATGATCTGGTCTGCTGGGACGCGCGTGACGCGGTCCTGGCTCCCCATCCAGCGCAACTCTGAGCCATGACGCGCACGCAGGTGGTACGCGACCGCCCTGTAATAGCGGTCCACCTCGACACCGAGCCGTATTTCGTTGCCTGGCTCAGCGCTGTACGGCGTGGACATCTCGTCGCAAAGCCGTTCGGCTTCGATGAGCTCGAGAGCGTAAGGGATGCGACTTCCGCCGAATGGCTGCAGGTGTTCCCGGAACAGCACCTCGCCAGCCTCGAATACGTGTCCCATGGCAGCGCGTTCGAGCAGCCGTTCGGACATCGCGCCGCCGGTGTGACAGAACGAGGCCGCCGACCATTCACGCCAAGCGCTTTCGATTTCCTCGTTGACGTGCTTGTTGAAGTCACCGCGCGTCGTCCTCACCTGGCACTGCAGGCCGATCCCGGTGCCGATGACGTTATTGACCACGATCAGCTTGGCGCGTTTGGCGTAGCTGAAATCTCGCACCAGTGACCGCGAGCGCGTGCGCAGCGTGGTCAGGCTCGATGACAGTTCAGCATCGGCGCTACTGTCGGCCGGGTTCCATGAAGTCGTTGCGCGCGTGCGGCGGGCGCTTGAGTAGGCGCGCAGCTTATGCGCTGGCGATTGCCGATTACCGCGTGCCTTCTGCTGTTTCCTGCCGAGAAGGCGATCGAGCCATTTCATGGGCGCGTGAGCCTCACCTTGATGTTTCGTCCGAGGCCCGCGGCACTGGCCGCTTCTTCCGTTCTCACCTCGGCCTCCAGATTCTTTTTCAGTTGCCACAGTTCATTGAGCGGAATACGCGAGATCGATCGACTCCCGATGCTCATGGCGAGCTGATCGTTACTGGCGCGCCCCTCGATGGTGGCTTCGACGGCGTCCAGGGTGCGCCTGGCCCAGGAGCGGTGATCTTTGTTGCCCGCTGCGGCCGGATTCACCAGGATGTCGATCCAGCCGTTCTCGCCTTCGATGGTCTCGACGGTCGTGCCGTCGCTCGCGCGTGCCACCCATCGGTAGCGGCCGGCGGCGTAGCCTTGGGTTGTGGCGGCCGGAACCGAGACCAGATGTTGTGATCCTGACGCAGACGCAACCGCAGTGATCTGGCCCGCGGCGTTTTCGAAGTAGTAAGTCACCGTCCAGGTCGGCGCCGGGTAGTCGCTGAAAGATCGCTCCCAGCGCCATGTATCCCCGGCAACGAGCTGCGGCGGGACTTGCGAGAGAATCACTTCATTTTCTCCATCCTCCTATCCAGCCTTTGCCGCGTCTCGGCAACGTCTTGCGTTGCGGTTTCGGCGCCGCCGTTGCCGCCGTGCGAGCTCGAGGCTCCGCACCCTCCTGCGAAGATGTGCTTGCAAGGTCGCGTTCGGCAGCGGTCGGCGTCGATTCCGGTTCGATGATCTGTTGCTGGTTCTGCTGTGCGATGGCCGCGGCGTGTCGCTTCGAGCGATGTAAGAGCAGCTCTGCGCCGCCGCGGCCGCACATCGCGGCGTACGCATAAACCGACGTGTCGAGTCCTTCCTGGCGGATCCCGCTGGCCTTCGGCTTGAACTGCCGGACCTTGCGGCCGAGGATCAGCCGATGCGTCACCACTTCTGAGGTGAGCTGGTCGAGCCATTCCTGCGTCGTACCAGCATCGAAGTGGACGTAACCCGGACCCGGCTTCGTGACCTTGTTCAGCCGGCCATAGAGCAGGTCCTTGATCGTGTCGACGCCGACGATCCAGACGTCGACGCGGATCTTGCCACCGCGGCTCGCCTTCTTCGGCCATGCCAGGCGCCCGACTCCATCCTTGCCTTTGATCGCCCAGACACGGTTCCGCTTGCGCTTTGCGCAGTAGCGATATACGTGCTCGGTGAAGTGGCCGCCTGAGTCCACCGCGCAGGACTCGATGACGAGCTCGCGCCCGTCGTCGGTCGTGAACCTGCGCCGCAGGATGTCGTCGTGCTCAGCCCATAGCGCCGCGCTGCCCGGGTCGCCGCGCAGTACGACGTGATCGATGCGCCAGGTCTCCTCTTCGGCGCCGAAACCGTAAATGGTCGTTTCGAGCCGATCGTCCTGGACGTCTGTGCCGGCCGTGATGAGCAGCACACCAGGCGGCAACGACGCGGCGTTGTACGGCTCGCGCCGCGCGAGCAACCCTTCCGCCTCAGGCGTTGTGCCCTTCTCTTCCCAGGTCTCGCCTAGCGATGTGTTGATCCAAGTCTGCAGCGTCTCGGGGAGCTTGTTCGCCTCGAGAAACGACGTTGCCATGTCTGCCCAAGTCGACCACGGCGAATACAGTTCCGAGATGTGAAAGCCTGCGATCCCTGTCGACGGCTTCGTCGCGCGCCATTCGCCGCGCCGAAGCATCTCGTACTTCAGCGCTTCCGGAATCCTGGCTCCGCATGCCTTACAGAAATAGCCGGCCTCGGATGGCTTGCCTTCCGGCCAGCGCACCTGGGCCCAGATCAGGCGCTGCGCGTCCCCGCAGTGGGGACACGGCACGAAATAGAAACGCTGATCCGATCCTTCGAAACCTGCCTCGATCCGCGACATTCCCTTGATCGTTGGAGTGCTGCCAGCGAGCATCTTGCGGTTCCAGAAGGTCGCCGTGCGCTTCGATGCGAGCCGAATCGGATCGCCTTCGGCGCCGGCGGAAAGCGGATATCTGTCCACCTCGTCGAGCAGCGCCAGGCGTTTCGGCCTTGCGGCAAGTCCCGCCGGCGAGTTCGCGCCGGCGACCGTGAGCTGCCCGCCAGGGTATGTCTTGTGCAGCAGCGTGTTGCCAGTATCGCGCGCCCGCGGATCCGCGATCCTCGTTCGCAAGCATGGCGTATCGCGCACCATGGGCGCGAAGCGGTCCTTCGACCAGGCTTCGGCCATCTCGAGCGTCGGCTGCACCAGTAGGATTGGCGACGGGTCCTGGTCGATGAAGTAGCCGATCACGTTGTTCAGGATCTCGGTCCAGCCGACCTGGGCCGACTTCATGAACCAGATCTCGCGCACCGCCGGATCGCAAATCGCGTCCATGATCCCGCGCTGGTAAGGCGCGCGATCCGTGCTCCACAGTCCTGGCTCAGCTGAGGATTCGCTGCTCAGCCTTCGCTTTGCGTCGGCCCATTCGCTCACCGTTAGTCTTGGCGGCGGTCGCCACCGCTGCAGGACGTCGCGCACCAGCGCGCTGAGATCGCCCTGACCCCACTTGGTCGAGGGCGGCGAGCTCGTCGAGCGTTGCTGTGACTTCCTCGCCGATGAGAGCTGCGATGGTTGCTGCGTCGGAAACATTGATTAACCGTGCCGCCAGTTTCGTCGGCAATCCGAGAATCTTGGATCTGCAGGCGAGGATGAGATCCGTCCAGGCCCGTTCCACGTCTTCGACACTCAGCAGCTCGCCGCGGCGGGTCGCGTTCTCGATCTCGTGCCGGTCGGCTTGCGCCGATGCCAGCCGAGTTTTCGCCACGTCGAGCGCGTCCTGCTCGAGATACCAGCGCAGCAACACCACCAGGTCGATGATCGTCCGATCGGTCTTGCTGCCCTGGCGCCCGGCGTGCATGACGTCGAGCCCGTTCATGATCCAGCTGCGGATCGTTTTTTCAGTGACAGAACAGAGATTTGCCGCCCGCTCGATCGTGATCGGCAGCGGCCCGGTGAGTGGCTGCGGCTTTGCCTTGCCCATGTCAAAAATACCTTACACCGACCTATAGCGCCCCTGGCGCTAGGGG